TGCACCTTCTACTTCTAGACGATACATCTTTCCTTCCCAGACAACATCAGCAAAGAAAGATTCTTGTGGTTGTTCTGGTTGAGAACCCCCAACATTGAGGGTTCCATTAAAGTCACCGTTGATGGTGATACTCTCGGATAGAAATTCTTGAAAACTTTTCATTAGCATCTCCAGCGACGACGTGCTTTACAAATTGCCTTATCGGGGTCTTTTGAGCAATCAATGTTATGCATGTCTTGCTGACCCTTAGAGCGGGCACAGAAGGACTTTCTACGCTTGCTCCTACCAGGACCAGGATCCTTTTCAGTTACAGCAGTTTTTAATTTAGAACCTGGATTCTCACGACGGTAAGCATCAACTGCTTTTTGACTCATACCATCAGTCTTATCTCCTTTATTAACCTTTTGCCAGTCTTCGCCAAGATCCTCTCTCCAATTTGAGAAATTTTCTTTTGCAGTTTTGGGTCTAGTCATACTATAGAGTCTTTTATTTCCTACGCCAGGAATAAATTCCCCAAGTTCTCCTTTTGCCTTATCATTATTATCTACATCACCATCAGCATCAGTGTCAATTCTTTTGACCGCTTTCTTCACTAATTTTTTGACATCACCAGATGGTACTTCATGGGGAGTATGTGCCTGACTATGAATTTCATTTATTTCTTCACCTTCTTTCACACAGTTTGGAACCATTTTGTTTCCTTTCTTTTTCATACCAACTTGTTTGTAACCAACCCAGCAAGGATCATTTTTACCTTCACCAAACAGTGCAGGTCCTTTTACTTTTTTCTTAGCAATTTCAGATCCCTCATCATCAGTCTTGGTTCTATCTCTAATTTTTTTAGCACGCTGTTGCTCTCTGTGCTTTTTGGGGTCAATATCAAAAGACTCTTTTTTTACAAGAGGATCTGGTTTAATCAAATCAATACTTTCAATTTCAAGTGCCTTAAAGTCATCTCTCCAGTTTGAGAAATCATAAGATTCTGACTTATTGCCCCAGTTATCAGCGCCAACCTTGCGACACTTTACAAGTGCTCCAGAAGCATATGCACTTGGCCAAACGCTATAACGTGACTTTACTTTATTGTAGCAAGCATCCTTTTTACCACTACCCTTACCTTGTTTGTCCTTTGCTTCATTAACTTCCATTTCTTCCTTTCTCACCTTTCTATCAGTTTTTACCATTGTTGGTTTAGAAGCACCTGATTTTTCTTGCTGACCTGGATCCTCTCTTCTCTTAGCAGCAGCGGCAGCAAGTCTTTCTTTCTTAGACATGCTTGCTCTCTTTGCAGAAGAGACACACTTGGGAATACCTTCGCCTGGTTTGTCACTTGCACAGGAATCACCTGTTACAACATTGACCCAACCTTTCTTACCATCTTTTGATTTGGATTTACCAAACCAATCGCGGAGACCTTCTTCTTTGACAGTTTCCTCATTAGTTACATAATCTGCTGCAGTATCAATATAATCTGCTGCTTTGGTAATTTTGGACTGTACCCATGCTTGCAAATTACCCTCACCTTTTTTACCCATCTTCTTCTGAAGACGTTTTGCGGCATTCTGAATAGTTTTTACCTCAGAACGAGCCATTGAATATTCATGATCCTTCTTTTCTTCGTTCATTTTTTTCTTACGTCCTTGACAATGAGCACGTTGACTAAACCCCTTTGGATCATCACAATTAATGGATTCTTTATATTTTTTACTCCAACTCTCGGAAACTCCCCCACCATTACCGTTTCCATTACCATTCCCATTACCTTCTAGAGGTTTATCAATACCAACCTCTTCGGGTTCTTTTCCATTACCAAAATATTTTGAGGTAACCCTCAGACCCTTAGAAATGGGTTTACACTTTTTGTCGGTGTAACAATAATAGTAACCTGCTTTACACTTGGACATTTCTACTTTTTATCCGTATTATTATTTAGAAAACCTTGTTTGAGTAGTTTTTGAAGTTCACTTGTTGAACCAACAAATACCGCATTATTGGTGACATTATTTGTTGTTTTAACAGTTTCATCTTCAACATCTTTAAGTTTTTTCTGCAAATCAATTAATTTATCCGTCGTGTCTGCAACACTTTTGATTAACTGACCAGCAACTTCATATGCTCTTGGACTTCCACCCTCACCAGCAAGTTCCATGATTCCATTGATAGCTTCCTGACCTTTTTCAATTAACGAGTAAAGATTTGCACGAGTATACTCATAGTCTTTTTCAATATCAGGACCTTTTGGTTTTGCATGTGCTATCTCAGCAGAAACCCTTTCAGGTTTAACAATACTACTCTCTACATTGAGAGCATCATCTATGGAATCATAATTATTGCTCATAATTTATCAAATATCTTGTTGTTGTGTTGGGCTATAAGATTTGGAATCAGTGAAATCTTCCCATACCTCATCAAATCCAAAATTATCATCAGGACCAGCACTGCTGGGATCTGGAGTCACTGTATATCTTACTTGACGTTTTGCAGTTGCGGTATTGGTATCGGTGTAGAAATCAGTTTGTACCTTACGAATGAGACCTTCGGTTGTCTCTGCAACTGGACCAAACAGATAAGTTTTAGCAGTAAATCTTAAAGTATATATTAGTGCTCTTCTAGTGTTAAAATCACCCTCATAATCATCTTGGAAATCTACACTATCCAAAACAATAGGAATATCTCTTTTTTCCCCAATAGATTCTACCAAATCTACGGTTAAATTAAATGATGGTTGAAAGAATGGTAAAATTTGTTCTACTATTTGAAGAGCATCATCGTTCAATTTACTAAAAATATTAAGTTCAAATCCAATATTGTAAGGAACTGGCATGAATACCTTTTTCAAATTAGTTCCATCGGATGCTTTAAATGTTTGAGTTACACCAGCCTTTCTTGATGGATCATATTGTATAGAAATCATTTCAAAGGACATTCTTGGAAGTGTAACGGCAAAAGACTTATTAAGTTCTGCCTGTTCCTGTATTTTGGTAAGGAACTTTTGCATTGGACCATAAGAGATACCAACTTTTGTTTCATCCAAAACAGTTCCATTATCTTTGGAGTGTCTAATGTAGATATCATTAAACAGTGTTCCAAAAGAAATGATTGTCTTTCTTAAAATTTCGTGATAAAAATAAGTTCCTAACATTAATAACCTCCGAATGGATTAGACTCTGTAAAGTCTAAAATACTATCTGCTTCAGTTTCAATTTCTTCATTGACATCATATGGATTATCATAACTTTCACGGTCATAGGATTCAATGACATATGTGGCAGATGATGCTGCACCAATTACCGTTTCACCAACACTAAAGTTACCAGTATTTAGTGAGACTTGTAAGTCTACTGGTGGATACTGAACACTAATGTCCGTTCTTCTCTTAAAGTTTCTAACTCTTGCAGTAATACCAGAAGATTGTCCTGTAATTTCTTCGTTATAGACAAATGTTCCTATTCCTGTTACTGGTGAAGAAACTGTGACGGTTGGAGTGGAAGTATAACCAGATCCAGCGTTTGTAATTTGGATGGAACTCAGTTGTCCACCAGAAACAACTGCTTTTGCTGTTGCAGTTTGTCCAACTGAAGGTCCAGATATGGTAACTGTTGGAGCAGTTCCAAAATATCCTCTTCCATTTTCTGTCAGTGAAATTGACAATATTCCTCCAGAAACAACAACTGCTGTAGCCGCAGCACCAGATCCACCACCACCACTGATTGTTACTGTAGGTGGATTTGTTGATGTGTATCCTAATCCAGGATTTGTGAGTCTTATCTCCTTAATAGACGTTACATTACCGACAGAAGTTGTTATTGCAACCGCAGTCGCATTTGTTCCTCCAGGTGCAGCTGTGGAAATAGAAACTATAGGAGTGCTAGTATATCCGTATCCATCATCCGTTAATGAAATTCTACCCAGAGATGCTTTATTAGTTGCTATTCCACTTACAGATGCTGTTGCAGTAATACCAGTTCCAACCAGTCTCAGAGTAGTGATATAACCTTCATCTTCAACTGTATTATCAACCTCCTCAATAGCAGTATCAATAAGTTCATTTTCATATTCATAAAGTTCACAATTTAATTCATAAACATAGTTTTTTCCAAGTTGATAGAAAGGTTTTTCCGACTCTACTCTTTTTATTTCAAACAACCTTTCTCCAAGTGGGAAATATATCAAATCTCCTTCTTTAGGTCTTGTAATTAAATCTGCAAAGTCATATTCTTGAATTAATCCTTCTCTAATACCTGAAGAAATACCCTCCAAGAATGGTGCGATAAATTCTTCATATCTTTCTCTGGATACTGTTAAACTAACTTCATTCTGCAACTTGAGACCAAATTTTGTCATCAAATCACTTCCAGGAGCATATCCATCATAATTGTTCAAGTACATTTCAATGAGGAACACATCATCAAATTTTGATGATTGTATTTCTCTGATAATGTCGTCGGTTTTAAATATTTTTCTT